AAAACTTGAGGTATGACCATATCAGCACTAGGAGTAATGTAGTGAAATAATAATTCTGGAGGGTATTGAGCAAGATTGACAACTAAAGCACTTAGAGTATTAGAATGAACATCAGATCTACTCCATATCCTTTCTAAATTAGTATTCCAATTAAAAGTAAAATCTAAAGTTTGGACTTGACAAAAACCAGATTTATCTTTACCATTAAATAAGAAAGGACTTAAAAAGATTGGTTCGCAAATTTCGACATCAATGACTGTTGTTCCAGTTTGAACGTTAGGTGTTACAAAAGTAATTTCATAAGAGCCTCTTGTATCAACACCAGATTCATCAACTAAACCAAATGTTCCAAGAGGATTTTTATTTGTTCCTACTAAATCACTATATTTTTGTGAGTGATCTTGATATGAAGGAAAAGTAGAATATTCTTTTCTTTTTAATTCGGGAAATACGTTTGCTCTCATGAGGGCAGGTAGAATATCACTAGCATTGACACTTACGGTGGTATTATTGATGGAAACGCTTAAAGTATTTAAAATAGAGGTTAAAGGAAATGCGCGAAGAGCATCTTTACCATTTTGGAGGACTAAATCAACTGCTGTAGCACCGGTTCCAGTGAAAGATAATCGGACTTTATATTTTAACCATACTCTACGATCTACAATAATCGAAGGATTTGGTGGAGGGCAAGAAAATGAACAAGAATTATTAGAAAAAGATGATGAAACAAACTTTTTATAATTGTTTTCAGCTCCACCTTTTAACACGGCATATTGTCTTTTAGAATTTATTTTACATTCGGGCACAATGACTTTAACAACTTCTAATGGAGATAAACTTTGTGACATTATATATCTATATAATATAAATAATATATTATTTTTGAAACAATATATTATTAATAAAATTATAACATCTAAATATTAACTTAAGTTTTTGAATAAAGTTTTTCTCACAAATACAAATTTAATAGAAACATAACCACCCCTTACTAAATATAAAGGGAAAATTCTTCCTAAATTATCTTGCCAGAAAACTGAAACATCTAATTTTTTAATAGGATTGATATTGTTGATATTAACTAATCGTAAATTAGAAATTCCCGTCGTAGAATACTGTAACTTCTGCCGTGGACCACCAAGGGTATCAAATGGAAATTCAAAATCTGTTAATATTGATATACCATTTAATCCGGATGTATCTGTGCCTTTCGTTGATATGAATTCTTTTTGATTTCCTAAAGTATTACTTATAAAAATAATTGATTTAGCGCTATTAATATAATCTATATTACTATATTCTTGTCTCGTAATTAATGTTCGAGGTGATGTAGATACACCATTTACAAAATTTTCATTCTCATTATTAGGTAGAATTTCAATAATAAATTTTCTAAATAAATTTGGATTTGTAGGACTAAAAGTTCTAAATCCATCAAATAATAGTTCTGATATTACATTCATAAAAATATCAACTGTATTTCTAATATCTGTTATAAGTTCAAATTTTCCATTATCTACATTAAAAAGAAAATAAGGGGCTACATAATTAGCAGGTATAGTAGCATCTAAAATTTTTAATTGAATCATTGCTGTTGAAAAAGCAGTATTGAATAAATTAGCGATTTTTTCATAGGTGTATAAATAATAATATTCACCATCTAAATAGGTTAAATCTTGTATAGGTATTGGTTGATTTACTAGAGATGGATTTACATCATTATCTGGAATCCAAATAATATCTTGAGTAAAAAAAGCACCAGATGTTGGATTTTGTAAAGTTATTCTCCAAGGCGTTAAATTTTTATTAGGTTGATTTGCTACAATTGGACAAATCATAAGAGGTATAGCCTTACCACTAACACTAAATCGTTGGATACTAACATAGAAATCTTGTGGATTTTCTAATAAAATTTGGTCAAAATTAATTTCTCGTTGAGCTAGTATAACATTATTATTAACATCTGGATCATTAGTTATATTAAAATTATAATAAATATTATCGGCTTTCAAATTACTCATTACTTTATATATATAATATACATATAAAATAAATCATTCTAAATTATCATTGGTTAAATAAACTATCAAATCATCATAGTTTTTAAAATTATATCTTTTTTTTAGTATATCTAGTAATTTTTTATATTGATATTCATCTAAATCTTTATTAATTAACCTAAATAAAACATGTCTTCCACAAGTTGCTATGTAATTTTTCTTCTGTTGAAATTGAAATTCATTATATTTAACATGATAACCACTATTATATAATAAATATGTTAGATATGGTATCGATAAACCATTTTTTATTTTATAAACTGGAGGTATAAACTTTATTTGGGAATCTGGTTTTAATCCATACGAATCAAAAAAATGGATTGTATTTTTATCGTATTTAAATATCAATGTCCAATGTCCAAAATTATCTTTTGTTAGATATAATAATATAATATAACCATAATTTTTTAATGCTTCATCTATATTATCAAATTTTTTTAAATCTTTATATGTTAGTATATTAGATTTATGACCTAAAAATTTATCCATATCAAAATTAGATAACGTTTTACTAACCATTATATAATATATCATCATATATTTTTTAGTTCTTAGATAATAAATAACATCCTTTCTCGTATAATACACATTGAGGATAATTTTTAAATATCGTAATCCATCTAGAAGGTAATTTAAAAATTTTGGCGATATCTTCTTTACTCAATCCAACATAATTTTTTAAAGCATAAGAAATCGCATAAGCACTACCAGACGATGGAAATATAGTAATACTACTAGATTCATTCATAACTATTCTAGTTGATTTATAATTATTAATTAAATGCGAAGTTATACATAAGTATATATTAAAGTGTCTTCCAGTTTGTAAAATATCATTTTTTAAGTGGTTAATATAGTCTAATAATTTTTTATCTTGTATTGTATCTGTATCATCAAAAATAACTAAACTATTTGATAAATCTTCAATTTTTATTCCATTATCTAATAACTCTTCATCTATTGTTATTCTTAAAGGTTTTAATCTATCTATTGCGTCATCATCATCTAATTTACTAAAAACGATTAATTTATTTTTTGGAAACATTTTTAAATATTCCGACGCATAATTTGATACATATGTTGATTTACCACTACCAGATGGAGCACTGACATATAAACATTCACGTGTATCGTCTCTAGGTATTTGTTGTAAATTACCAGTATTTACTGAAATCTCTTTTCCTAAATTATCATCAATTTTCTTTTTTAATTTTTGATATATTTCATTGTATTTATCCTCAATAGGTTCAACACCTCTTTTAATCGCTTTACGGATCAAATCTATTTCTTGTAATCTTTCACGTCCATTTCGTTTATTACTATTATTGATTAATGATTCTTTAATTTCAGCATCATTAAATTCTAAAGTATCATTGATAGCTTTAGTTTTATCATCACTATTATTTATATATAAAATTTCACCTTTATATTTGTCAGTTTTTACAAATCTTGCTATAGGTCGTCCATCCTTTATTGATAACATGTATATATTATAAATAAAGATAAAATATATTTTTTTTTCAAATTTAATCGTAAAAACCTATTTTTTCTAAATTATTAATTTTCGTTTATAACTTTTTTCCATATGTATTAGCACTTGTATTTTTTTTAGTTTTTTTAAATTTAATCTTGTGTAAGTCTGAAAAATTTATTTTTTGTCCTTCTAATTCTTCATCACTAGAAGTCATATTATCATCGCAATAACAACCACCTTTAAATTTTTCACTATTAACAAGATCATAAGTTCTATCAAAAATTTCAGGTATAGTTTCTAATCGTTTTCCAACCATATTTTTATCATCATTGAATTTTCTATAATATCTAAATTGTTCAACTGGTATTTCAAATTCTGTTTTAGATTGTTGAATAACATTATTCATTCGTCTATTTGTAAAATTTTTATTAATTTCAAGTTGTCTTTTTGCTTCATCTAATTCGTGTTCTAAAATAACATCTCTATATTTATTATCAGTAAATAAAAAACTATTATTTTGAAATGACATATCCGGATTTATTTTGTTTCTAAATTTATTCAAAATTTTATTATTTACATCTTCTTGTTTTTGTTTATTGAAAGGATTATAATATTGTCTATTTGCTACAACAACATCTAAAGTTCCAGAACCAATAGTTTTTACATTTGTTGAAACAAGGTCACCTTCAAATGATTTTTCGCTATTTATTTTTTCACTTAATCTATTTACTAATCTATTTCTAATTGTCGTTCTTTCAATAAATTCTTTTTTTGCTAAATCATCTTCATTAGTTGGATCTGTTGTAATTACAATATTTAATAAATTTTCTAATTGATTTTTATTATCATTATCTTTTTGTATAAAAGTTTCTTTTGGTTCAATCATTATATATAATATAATTATATATTATATTTATATAAAATGAGTAGTGAAATTCACGCTATAATGTTTAAGAAATCTAAATTTAAAAAAGTTGATGATATTATAAACTGGTTAAATAAACACGATATAAAAGCTAATTATTTAGAAAGTAAAGTAAAAAAAAATTATTTTTGGCTTAATATAACACCTAAAGAACGTTATAAATCTTTCTCTGCTTCAAAGATACCAAAGAAAGGTATTATATTTATATTTGGATGGAAATAAAATATATTATAATTCTAAATAATAATATATTTATTTTTTTGATTTAGATTTTAAAACCTTTTTTAATTCCATTTTTTGCTTTTTACCTTCATCACCCATCATCTCTAATTTTTTTATCAAATCTTCATGTTCAGCTATAAAATCATCCATTCTCATTTTAACATCATCAGCACTTCCTAATAATTCACCACCTTCAACTTCAACTTCTTCTAATTCACCACCTTTCTTTTTAGGCTTTTTACTTTTTGGCATTTTTCCACTATCCATTATCATTTTAACTTTATTATATTCAGGTGTTCCTTTTTTTGGTATGGTCCATTTTTTATTTTTATTAAAAATCTTTAAAGCTTCCAACCAATTCATTATAATATATATATAAATGAGAAAAAATATATATATATTTAAATTTTTATAGCTTCTAAATCATTTAATGTTTTATAACTTTTACACTTTGTTGTTTTTAAATGTTTAGATATAGATGATTTAACAACGAAAGAATTACACTCTGGACATTTAATTTTTTTCAAAGGGTTATTTTCGGGTTTTTTTATCCATTCATTATAATAATTTTTTATTTTTTCTTTATTTTTTTCTCTATATTCTTTTTGATATGATTGAAGGTCTTTAGTTTTTATTTTTTTTTCATTTTCAATATTTAAGGTTTGTTCGTTATCCATATATAATAATAGAATATTTTTTTTTTTTATATTTATCCTAAAGGTTTTATTTAATATTTTCCTAATTTTTCTAACCAATCAAAAAAAATTTTAATAATAATTTTCATAATAAAACCACACACGCATATTAAAATAAACATACTTATTACTTCATACATTATTATGTTATATTATATATATAATGAAAAAAGAAGTTATTTTAGTTAAATTAAATAAAGATAAGGTTTATAAATTTGCGGTATTCATTGATAAAAAAATGATTAAATTTGGTCGAAAACCATACCAAGACTTTACAATATCTAAAAATCCTATCCGTATGAATCTTTATTTACTACGACATAGTGGTATGAATGAAGATTGGACGATACAAGGTCTAAAGACGAAAGGCTTTTGGAGTAGATGGTTATTATGGTCTAAACCAGACTTACAAGAAGCTATTAAATTTATGGAGAAAAAATTTAATTTAAATATAACATATATAGATGATTTATAAATTATATAAAATATAATGAATTTATATAATTTATGATGAATATTCTTCAATTAATAATAAATTTTTCTGTTTCATATATTTTTTACAACCTTCAAAATCTTCTTCAAAAAGATTTTTTACATCTTTTTTTAAATCAATTGTTAATTTATTTACAATATCTAACTCCTCATTTATTTCTTCTATTATTTCTTCAATCTCATCGGTGCTATTATCATCTAATAAATAAGTCATTATATCACCAACATCTTGAAAATATGTTTGAGTTTGTTTATATTCTGTTTCAATATTTTCTTGTTTTATTTCTTGTAAAGGTTGTTTATTATTTTGTTCATTTTTGATTTTATTATAATATTGTATTTTAATTTGTTGTTGTTTTTTTAACATATATATTAAATAAAGATTTTATTTATCCTAAAATAATTATTTATTCTTCTTCTTCATCTTTACATATCCAAACTAAAACACTTTTTCTAATTTTATAATCCTGTTTCTCTTCATCAAATTTTAATTTTTTATCTTTTAATACTAATGTTTTTTGTGTCTTATTATCTAAATAAACTAAAAATTTTAATTCCTCATTTGGTAAAAAATCTTCATCAATTTCTCTATCATCAAAAACTGATTTTTCATTTAATAAACATCTAACAAAAGGTCCTTGTTTAACTAAAGTATGAACTTTATTATTTAAAATAGCTTCATGTTTTTTCATTTCTAAATATTTATTAATAATTTCTTCTTCTTTCTCTTTTTCTTCCAATTCTAATTTATGCTTAGCTTCTAACATTAATCTAGATTCTTCTTCATTCTTTAATCTTTCATCTTCTTCTTTTTTTCTTTTTGCTTCAATTAATTCAGCTTCTAATTTGGATTTTTCTTCAGCTTCAACTCTAGCTTTTTCTTCGGCTTCAACTCTAGCTTTTTCTTCGGCTTCAACTCTAGCTTTTTCTTCGGCTTCTGCTTGTAATTTAGCTTTTTTTTCAGCTTCTAATTTAGATTTCTCATCTTGAAAAGATTTAACTGCTTTTTCAAATTCTTCCTTTAATTTTAATCTTTCATATTCTTCAGCTTGTAATTTAGCTTTCTCATTTGCTTCTAATTGTTTGAAATATTGTAATTGATTCTTTAATTCTTCTAATTGTTTGCTTAAATCTTCCATATATATATTATATAACATATTATTTTTTTTTTATTTCTAAAATTATAATATATGATTATTTTAATCGTATATCATTATATAAAATGAAACCAACTGATTTAGATTTATATAACCAAGTTAAAGATATTATTATAGAGATAAATCCTAAACATTCAGCATATCGCTCTATGTTGATACAAAAAAAATATAAAGAAGTATTTGAAGATTTATATCCTAATAAACAACCTTATCTAAATAAAAAACCAAAAAAAGATAAGTTAAATAGATGGTTAGATGAACAATGGATTAATGTATATGCTTATCTAAATGAAAATAAGATTATACCTTGTGGATCAAGTGAATATGTAAAATTTTCAGCATGTCGTCCTTTAATTCGTGTAAATAAAAAAACACCTATTACAATCAAAGAGTTATTAGATAAGTATGGTAAAGATAAATTAAATGAATTGATAAAAATTAAAAATAAAGATCCTCAAAATTTAATATTAAGATGGAAAGATGGAAAAATTATTAAAAAGAAGAAGTAGAATAAATAATAAATTAATAAATAATTATTTTATTATTGTTTTTCTTTAATTATTGTTTTTCTTTATCTAGATCTTTCTTTTTTTCAGTATCAATATCTAATTTATTTCCCATACATTCACTATGAAATTTTGTATGTTTATAACTATAAGTAAATATACGCTCCAATACCTGAAATGATAAATTAACTATTACTAGAATAGTTGTTAAATCCATATATTAATAATATATATTTTTTATCTTGGATAAGCTATAACATTATAAGAATAGTCTATAAATCCAGCAGCGAATGAAAATTGAAGCATATTTATATTTTGGTTTGAATTCAAACCAAAACATCCTATTGTTTTTGCTATACCAATAGCAGATTTTTGAAAATACACTTCATATGAAGCACTAGTTCTATTTCCTACCGAATCTCTAAATTTTAATCTTAAATTAGCATTAAATTCCGGCTGGACTAAACCACATAAAGCAAAACCATCGCTTCCATAAATATTACTTCCATTAAATCTTGTTGTTGTTTGAAATGAGTTAGTACCTACATTCATCTCGTGACTTACTATTTCAACACTATCTGAAAAATATGTTCCTCCGTTATTAATAGATAAAGCAAGCAATAAATTATTGCTTAAAATCGTATCAGTCAATCTAAAATTTAAATTTATTTCAAATTCAAAATAATTTGAAAAATTAAACAAACCAGCACCACCTATTCTTAAAAATCGTATCGGATTTGTTGTTCCGGATGCCTTTTGAATAATAATAGGCGATAAAGGTAATGCTGGATCTAATTTTTGATATTTGATCGTTCCTAAACAATTCAAATTACCACAAAAAATATTACCATCTGTTTTAATATTACCTGAATTCTTTATATCTAAATTACCTGCTAAAATATTTCCATTTATATCAATAAAACTATTAGATTGATTTAATATTAAATTACCAACCAATGATATATAATTTTGATTTAATTGTGATATCTGATCACATTTAATCGTTGTAGATTCTATTTCATTTGCTATAAGCGTCCCGCTAATATCTATATTTTTACAATAGAGAAGATCAGATGAGTTATAATATTGAGGAGAAGACATTATATATATATAATTAATACATATATAATATTTTTTTTAATTTTTTATTGCGGTAAATTATAACCGATAACTTGGTATTGATATGAAACTGTGCCCGTTCCTGTTGCGTTTGTAAATCTAAAATTTGTAGGAAATGGAGCATCTTGAATAATACCCTTTACATATTGACATCCAACACCACTTGTCTGTTGTTTTGTCTCAAAATCTATAGAAACGACATCACTACCACTATATAAAGGTCTTGCCCATTTAAATGTTATTTGACATCCAAAATCAGGTGGTAGTAGGCCATTTAATGGAAGGGGATTGACACCGCCTCTTTGCCATAAAATCCAATTGTCTTGAGTGCCTCTAAGATTAGACGATGAAACTGAACCAACACCATATGAAACACCGTTATTAA